ACGGTACAGTTTCTGTTGCTGGTATTCCTGTGTTCAAGTCTACAGCAATCGCTGCTGACAAGTTCTTAGTAGGTGACTGGTCAATGGGTGCTCAAATCATGCAAAATCAAGGTATCTCTGTTCAATTTTCTGAAATGGATAGCGACAACTTCCAAAAGAACTTGATTACTGTAAGAGTTGAGGCTCGTATCGCATTCCCTATCTACTACAACAATGCGTTTGTGTACGGTGATTTTGGAAATATTTAAGCTATATAGCCGAAAATAATTATCTTTGAAGGGAGTAGTCAAAAGCTACTCCCTTTTTTATGATAGGAATTTATAAAATAACTAACCCAAAGAATAAGATATACATAGGTCAGACTATTAACTTTGAAAGAAGAGTATATCAGTATAAAATGTTTAATTGTAAAGAACAACCAAAGCTTTATAATTCACTTAAAAAGTATGGATTTGATAATCACAAAATTGAATTAATATATCAATGTGATGAAATAGATTTAACATTTTGGGAAAGGTATTATCAAGAACTTTATAAGACCATAGAAAACGATAATCTTAACTGTTTTTTAGTTACAACGAAAGATAAGACAGGTAGGCATTCTGAGGAAACTAAGCGTAAAATGTCAGAATCTGCTAAAGGAAAAAAGAAAACTGCAGAACACATTGCTAAATTGCCTCAAAATCAGAAAGGATACAAAGGCAAAAAAAGTTCAGAAGAAACCAAATTGAAGCAAAGCCTTAATAATGGTAAAGCTCGTAAAGTGTATCAATATACAAAAGATAGTGAGTTTATCAAAGAATGGAGAAATGTTACTGAAGCCGAAAAGGCATATAGCATAAACAATGTAAGTGGAGTGGCATTAGGTAAACTTAAGACTTGCGGAGGCTTCAAATGGAGCTACCATAAATTTTAGTTATTTTTGTACAAATAATGGCATAATGCAAATAGTAAGAGATATAACGACCGTAGTAGCACCTTCTGCAACTGTGGTCACTTTAGCTGAAGCTAAGAATTACCTAAGAGTAGATTATAGCGAAGATGATACGTTAATCACATCTTTGATTAACACAGCTCAAACAAGACTTGAGCAATATGCAGGAGTTGCAATGACTCCTAGAACATTAAAGGTTGTAGCTTATGTAGATGACTTTATAGAGTTACCTTACGTTCCTACAAACACTATATCTGTAGTAGAATACTGGGATAGCACAAATTGGGTAGTAATACCTGTAGGTGGTTACCAGGTACTTGGTGAAACTACAAAAAAAGTATATATGACTAGCATCTATAACAACGAGTTTAGATTCACTTATACTTGTGGTTACGCTACGACTCCTCAGACAATGAAGACTGCCCTTTTAAAGATGGTTTCAGACCTATATGAGTACAGAGAATCTTCAGTTGAGGCAACCAAGCCATCAGCTAATTTGATGACCGCATACGAGCTTATGAAGCCATTTAAACGCATAAACGTAATTATCTAATGATAGGAAGATTAATGAATAGGATTACTTTTAGAAGTAAGACTGGAGCTTCTGACGGTGCAGGTGGTTTTGTAAACACACTTGCCGACTATTATACTTGCTGGGCTGAAATAGTTACTGATAATAATACAAGAACTAATATTGCAGGAACAGATGGATTTGCTACAGATATTACCTTTAGAATTAGATATACAACATCTAAAGTCTTTGATAAGAAGTTGGTAATCAGCTTTCAAAGCAAATTATATATGATTAACTCTGTCATTAACGAACAAGATCGTAATAAGTATTTTTTAATAGGCTGTTCAACTCTTAAATAATGGCAACATTTACAGTAGATACTAAGGCTTTAAATAAGATACAAGACAAGTTTAAGCAAACAGCAGAACTATATAAGGCTTATGCAATACAAGAAGTTGATAAAGCTGTAAAGGCAATGCAGGTAGAAGCTGCTGCTAAAGCAGGTAATTTGCCTAGACTAAATACTACACCAAAATACCCATATAGAAGAACTGGTAATTTATCTAAAAGCATATCATCTACACCATATCAAAATGGATATGCTACATTCTCAATGGGCAATGAATCTGTAAAATATGCTCCTTATGTTGAATTTGGTACAGGCAAGGGATTTGGAATACCACCTTATAAATTTAGTACTAAAAAACCTTTAAAGAATTTAGCTTCTGAATTTAGAGGTTCTAAACTAAGAGATTACAATATGCAGAATAGACCATTCTTTTTCAATACATTTGATGAGAAATTTGCAACATTGTTGAAAAACTTAAAAAGCTATAAAGTAAGGTAATCTGATATAAATATATTTCATTAAATTTGTACAAAATCAATACCATGACAATTACATTAAACGAAGAGCAGGTAAAACAACTAGACGCATTTATTCAAGATATGCCAACTAGATATGGTTTACCTTTAACCCAGTTTTTATCAAAGCTTGCTCAAGAGCAAAATCCTGAGGAAGCAAAAGAGGAAACAGAAGCTTAATGAAAGATTGCGGATACGCTATACGAAAGGCTTATGTAGATAAGTTAGCCTCAGAAACATATTCTTTGGGCGTTTACGATACTATTGCACCTGACGAAGTAGAGCCTCCGTTTTTACTCATAAGCAGTCAAACAACAGCAGAGAATAGTGACAAACAGAGTTATAACTTTGATGTTACAATTCAATTTGATATTGTGTATAGAACACTTAAGTCAGGTGAAGTAGGGCAGAAATCGGTAGACCAGTGGGCTAACGAATTGTTAGAGATCATAGGCGTTAATGTACCAGATTACCCAAGTGCTTCTCCTGACTTTAAAATAGTTACTCGTAAGATGACAAGCAATATTGCTACATTTGATTATGTAGATGAGTCTTATGTCTTCAGAAGAGTAATTACAATGGAACATTTTGTAACTCAAATATTATAAAAAATTAAAATAAAATAAAATGCCAACAACAGGAATTTTTAATGGTACAAACTTGGTAGTATTAGTAGGCACTGAAGTAGTAGCTCACTCTACATCATGTTCTTTATCTGTAAGTGCTGACTTACCAGATGCAACAACTAAATCAAGTGGTGGATGGGCTGATCAAATCGCAGGTTTGCGTTCTTGGTCTTTAACTACAGATGGTCTTACTACAGTTGAGCCAACAGGCACAAACTATGTAGTAGGAGATATTTTCTCTGCTTTAAATGGTAGAGGCGTAGTTACAGTTAAATTTACTACAGTTAACGGAAGCACTCCAATAGTAGGTGACTTAATTTGGTCTGGTTCTGCATTTGTAGAGAGTTTAGATATTACTGCTGACATGGAGTCACCAGTTACTTACTCTGCATCTTTCACAGGACAAGGTCAATTAACTCAGGCTACTAACCCATAATAACACCAAAAACACCAAAATATGAGAGGACATTTTGAACTATCCCTAAGCGATGGGACTAAGATACCTATGAGGTTTTGTACATGGTCTTTAAAAAGATTCTGTCAATTACAAGGTATAGGACCATCAGATATATCAGAAGCATTATCAGGTAATCAATCTTTAGAAGCGATTACTAATTTGCTTAAATCAGCAGCAGAATATCCATTGTATAGTCAAGGGATAACTCCAAGCTTTACAGACATAGAAGTATGTGACTGGATAGATGATATGGGTGGATTAGGAAGTAAGAAGTTCCAAGATGTTATGGCTACACTTGCTGAAAGTATGAATAGTGGAGTTGAACAACCTACTAATAAGAAAGCTGCAAAAGACGCTGTAAAAAAAAATTAGAGTGGATTGATATTGAAAGATATACAATGGGGGAGTGCCAAGTGCTTCCCCATTTGTTTTGGGATATGACGATGGCTGAATTAGATTTTGTTTGGTATGGTTACCGTCATAAGAAAGAACAAGAGTGGCTAAAGACAAGATGGCAAACTACAATTTTGCTAAATATACAACTTCCAAAAGGTAAAAAGATTAAACCACATGAGCTTTTGCCACTTGACTGCGATAATCGTAACTTTGTGAAGCAAAGAGTGATGACACCTGAAGAACTTAAAGAGGTCTTAAAAAAATACGATAATATAAAGAAATAGGATAATGGCAGATAATCAAGTAGACTTAAAATTAAACCTCGATTTTCAAGGGGTTAATGATGCGTTATACCAAATGATTGGTGAATTTAAAGGAACGGATAAAGAGTTTCTAAAAATTACCAATAGCATGCAAAAAAATGCTAAAAATTTTGAAGCAGCTGTAAAGTTATTTGGTCCTGCATCAGTAGAAGCTGGACGTTATTTAAAAGCATTGCAAAAAGATTTTGTTAGTCTTGCTGCTAATGGTGTAGATCCAGCAGGTGTTGCTTTTAAAAAGATGACAGCATCAATGCCTACCCCTTCTGGATTAGATGCCACTACTGGTTCATTGAAAAAAAATAATATGCAATGGACTAATCTTGCACTAGTTTTACAAGATTTACCTTTTGGATTTAGAGGTATTCAAAATAACCTTCCAGCTTTAGTTGGTGGATTTGCTGCTGCAACAGGACCTATTTACTTGGGTGTTTCTGCTATTATAGCTTTAATTACTGCTTGGGATTTGGGAATGTTTAAAGCAAAAAAAACAACTGATCAATTAAAGCAATCTCAAGATGATTTAAACAAAGCATTATCAAATTCTAAAAATGATTATTATGCCAATGAATTATTACTTACAAATTATGTAAAAATAGCAAGAGATGCAAACTCTACAGATGCTCAAAGAAAAAATGCTATTAGTGAGGTAAATAAGGTATTAAAAGATTATGGTATTAAATTAGATGAGAATACTATAAAAACAGCAAAATCAGAAGAGGCAATTAATAAGGTTACAGAAGCAATGCTTAATCAAGCTCTTATTGCGGCTTATAAAGATGATTATGTTGCATTAGTAAAAATATTAGATAAAGAAAAGGAATTAGCTGCACAAGCTAAAAAAACAGCTAAAGTATCTGAAACTGTAGCAAAAGATGGAGTTTCAAGTTATCAATCATTAAGCAAGGAGATTGATGTAACATCATTAGCTACAAAAACATATACAAATGAAGCAGATAGGCAATGGATGAATCAAGAACAAGTTGTTCTTAATGCTGCTACAGCTGTTGAAAAAGTAAAAAGCAAAATATTAGAATTACAAAAGATTGCTACAGCTGGGATATTACCTGGATCAGGAGGAGGCAAGGATAAGCCAAAGCCTAAAGATACTTATGCAAAAGATTTTCTTGATGCTTTACAGGAAGAGCAAAAACTATTTAAAGATAATTTAGACAATCAATTAGCTTATGCAGAAGGGAATGATGCTAAAAAGGTAGAATTATTACAAAAGGCAATGACTGATTTAGTAGCTTGGCACGAACAAGGTATAATTGAAGAAACTTTTTATCAAAATTCAATAGCTGACTTATACAGACAAACTTACAATTTAAAAGAAGATTTGTTAAAAAAAGAACAAGCTGATAAAGAAAGGTTTGCAAGAGAAGCTGAAGCAATAGATAATAGACAATTACAAAACTCATTAGATTCATTAAAAATACAATCTGATGTTGCAACTAAGATTGCAAATTTATCTAGTAAAACAAATAATGCAGATAGAATAAGAATATTAGAAGAATATAAAGCTGCCTTATATGATTTAGCTTCAACAGGAGGATGGACTGCTGAACAATTTGACAGAATTGATGATGCATTAAGAAGAGCTGATGCAGCAATAGCAGGTTCACAAGAAGTTGTAAAAGAATATGAAGTTACATGGGCGACTACTGTAAATGAAATAAATAAAATGGTTGTAGACCTGGTAAATGACTCTATATATTATTTAGCAGAATCTTTAGGTAAAGCTTTAGCTGGTGAAAAAATAGATGTTATAAGTGGTCTTGGTTTATTGTTAGCAGATAGTTTAATGCAATTAGGTAAGGCTCTTATAGTTTATGCGGGATTAGCAGGATTAGCTATTGAATCTTTAAAAAACCCTCTTAAATGGAAGGTAGCATTAGCTGCTGGTATAGCCGCTGTAGCTGCAGGAGCATTTTTGAAATCTAAATTATCTAATAAAAAACCAAAAGAGTTTGCTAATGGCGGTATCATTTCAGGTCCAACATTAGGTTTAATGGGCGAATATCCTGGTGCACGAAATAATCCTGAGGTTGTAGCTCCTTTAGATAAATTACAATCACTTATAGGTGGTTCAGGCGGTGGTACTTTAGAAGCTAGAATAAGCGGTAATGATTTATTAATATTAATGAACAAAGCAGGTAGAAACAATAATAATACGTTCTAATGGCATTTATAAACCCAAAATACGAGATAATATTTGATGATGTATATGCCACACCTGGTGGAACAAATGTCACCTATAGGGCTCAGATTTACAAAGACGGCTATTCTAGTGGTACAATATATCCATTAACCGCATCTAATAGTCCTTTTATTATAGAAACTATAGATACGGATGGTAATGCTTATACACCAATACTATCAACAAGAGCTACTTTAAACATAGTAAAGAATGAATTTCAAAGCACTAATTATGCTGAGTTATTACAAGACTTCTTTACTGCTGACGATAATGACTACATGATAGTAGTTACAAAAGGAACTTATAATGGCTCTTATACATGGGGCACTGTAATATGGAGAGGGTTTTTTATACCTGTTGACAGCGTACAATATTCTCCTGTGGCTTTAAATAGCTTGTCATTAACCTTTGTTGATGGTTTAGCTAGAACTAAGAATAAAAAATACTATTTCAATTTAACAAATGGTATAGGGTTTAATTCAGAGGATCAAGTAAGTTTAAAGGATTTACTTATCGACTGCTTTTCTAAGACTGAGTTTACCTTAGATGTATGGATTAACGAATACTACAAAACAGCAAATGTGGCTTCTAGAAACATAGAAAATATGTATCTAAAGAAGAACTACTTAATGGAGCAATATGGAGAGTATCTAAATTATTACGATATTTTAGAATATGCTTGTAATAGGTTTGGATGGGAATGTTTTTATAAAGAAGATAAATGGTATTTAACTTGCTATGGAGCTTTAACTAGAGAAACTAGCATAGATTATTATGTTTACAATAGTGCAGGTGTTTACCAATCTACTCAAACATTAGGTAATACAACTTCAGTTGTTATAGATGCAACTAATAACTATAAGCAAATTAGTCAATCCTTGATGGTTAGCTTTAATAGAGCACAAAAGTCATATACACAATTTAGCCCAATATACAATGTAAAACAACTTGTAGCTAATGGATGGTTTTTGTCTTGGTCAGGGGTAAACAATGTAGATTCATTTATAGAAACAGGTATGGTAGTTTCTAAATATAATGCTACAACTGGAGGCTTATTTACAGATGATGTAACAAGCAATCCAACTGAGAATACAAGAGCAGTTAGATCATTTGGTAATGATGTTAAAGCTGGTGACTATTTAAATGTTAGATGGTTAGATTATAAATTTAACTGTACGGCTAGATATTGGGTAAGAATTATACCTTCTGATAACTCTGCTGCTCAGTATCTTAATAATAGCGGTGAATTTACTACAACTACAGTTTATCTTAATGATTATCCTGTAGGATTCCCTAAGCAAGTATTAGTACCTATTGATGGTGCTATTGATATTGTTATATATAGACCTATTGATGGTGGTGGTAGTCCATTTCTTGAACTATATTATTTCTTAGTTCAAAATGTAGGTCCTGTATCTCAGATTTATAACTATGATTCATATAGAGAGATTGGTAGCATTGATTCTCAGTTCAAGCCAGAAGAAGGTGAAAACTTTGCTTTAGGCTTTGTTTATAATGATATATTTAAGAATACTGACTCAAATGCAAAAACTGCTAATCAACCACAAGATGTTTCTGCATCTTCTTATGTTGGTATGTATACCTTATTGAATAATGGTGGTTTTGCTAATCAATTTGGTAGAACAACATCTGGTAATACTGAATTATTTACTTTAGTTGCTGAAGATATAGGCATAGACCAAGTAAAGACTCAAACAGTAATAGAGGGGCAATTTAAAAGCATAGGATATTGGCTAAACAGCAAGTTTACTTATTCTTTTGATGGTGCTAATACTTACACATACCTATTAAAATCCTTTAAATGGGATTTAAAACAAGCTATACAAGAGTCAGTACTAAAGAAGATTAATTATAATGGAACAACTATAAATATAGATATATTCAAAAACTTAAATACTAGGAAATAATGGCATCAGTAATAAATGGAACTAATATAGTATTATACAAATACGATTCTAATAAACAATATTACTTTAATGGTTCTATAAATCAAGGAGTAACTGTAAATGGTTTTGCTTGTAAAGAGTTAAGTACTGAGGACATAATAGGCACTTCTACTAACTTTAACAAGACAGGAGCAGGGGTAATAGCTTCTTTTATTACAGATCCTAATGATCCAAATATTACAGAACTTACTGCTGGTACATGGAGCATAGCTGCTTATTATTCTATAGCAACTGCCTTTGCAGGAGCTAAGGTTCAATATAAGCTATATAAATATGCTGGTGCAACAGCTACTTTGTTAGCAACTTCAGATGAAACTACGCTAACATCTCTTAGCAAGACTTTATATAGTACTAATATGACGATTTCTACTACTGTATTATCAAGTACAGATAGAATCATTATAGAAGTTAACTATCTAGGAACTACTACAAATCAAATTACATTATATACACAATCAACTAATCCTGGTGTAACTACAACTAATATTTCTTTAGGTGTACCTTTTGGTGCATCTACTAACTGTACTTTTAACACAAGTGTAGATCAGGTAGAGGTAACAACTACAAATAGTGCCTCATATAAGGAGTTCTTAGGCTCACAGATAAGCTGGAATATATCTGCTGATGGTTTTATAGCCCTTAGTGATTATTCTTACTTATTCTTGCTTAATAAGCTTCAAACTAAGGAGCAAATCATAGTTAAGTTTCAAATAGATAATGACAATGGCAATGGCACAGGTGCTTTAGGTTATAGCATCTTTACAGGTCTTGCTAATATTGTCAATTTAGATATGAGTGGTCCTGTTGAAGGAGCATCTACATATAGTGTGTCTTTACAAGGTACAGGTCCTTATACGGTTACTGGTACACAAGTTACACCTACTGGAGTAGTGATCGAAAGTGGTAACGTAACAATGCAACAATATACTGCATTTGGTGGTGAAACTACAATCACATTCTCTACTCAGATTGGTACAAGTTGTTTATCAGTTACAAGAGGTGGTTTAGAGGTTAGAACTATATTAAGTTCAGGAGTTCCTACAGGTGAAAATGTTACATTTAATTCATCTACAGGAGTTCTTACCTTTGCAAGAGCATTAGAGGCGGATGAGTTTGTTAGAGCAATTTTCAAATAGTTAAAATAGATATAAATGAGTTCACAATTACAAGTATCAGGGGAAGCAAAGATTAGGGATATACAAGGTCCAGTAGTGGCTAATAGTGGTGTTATAACCGCTTTAGATGGTGCTGCTTCACAATATGTAAGGGGTGATGGTACGTTAGCTGACTTCCCAACATCAACAGGTGGTGGTAGTTCGGTTAGTTACTATCTTAACTCAAGTGTTTCACAAGGCACTATCGGTGGGGTAGCTTATAGAGAATTAAGTAAAGACCCAATCATAGGTGGTGGAACTGACATAGCTATTTCGGCTAACGGATATGTAGCAAGTTATATTACGGATGCTAACGACCCTGATGTAACAATAGTGCCGGGCGGTAACTTTAATTGTGAGTTCTATTTTAGTGTAAATAACAACACAGGTAATCCTACAACTTATGCAGAACTTTACAAGTACGATGGTACAACTTTTACCTTATTAGGTACAAGTGCTGGAGTTCCTGAATCTATAAATCAAGGTACAACGATAGCACCTTATTATTTTGCTATCCCTGTGGCTACTGCTTCTTTATCTGTAACCGATAGATTAGCAATTAGAATCTATGTAAACGTAGCTGGTAGAACAGTTACTTTACATACCGAGAACGGACATTTGTGTCAAGTGGTAACAACCTTGTCTAAAGGGATGGTTTCTTTGAATAACTTAACTGACCAATCACAATACTTAGCAACAGGAACAAGTGGTACTAACTTTGCGATAGTTTCAAGTGGCGATACACATACTTTTAACCTACCTGTGGCTTCGGCTACAAATACAGGTAAATTAAGTTCTACTGATTGGAGTACTTTTAATGGTAAACAACCAGCTGGTAATTATGTTACTCTTGATACTACTCAAACAATAACGGCTGAAAAGACATTTAGCGTAAGTCCAATTTCCGAAAGTGGTTATTCTTTTAAAATATTAGCAAGTGGCACTCCATTTCAAAATGGGTATTCTGTAATTTCATCTTTAGCAGGTAATGTAAGTATTTCACAAGCAATATCTGCTGGTAACTTAAAGGCATTTACTTTTGACTTTTCGGCTTGGGCTACAAATACAACAAGAACATACACATTACCAGATGCAAATGGTACAATAGCATTGACATCTAATATCAATTATCCTGTAACAAGTGTTTTTGGTAGAACAGGTGCGGTTGTGGCTACAAGTGGCGATTATACAACCACCCAAGTAACAGAAGGTACAAACCTTTACTTTACCGATGCAAGAGCAAGAGGTGCATTAAGTTTTACCGCAGGTAGTGGTGCTTACAATAGTACAACAGGTGTAATAACAATACCTACAAATAATAATCAAATCACTAATGGAGCAGGTTATATTACAAGTTCTGCTTTAAGTGGATACCTACCATTAACAGGTGGAACTTTAACAGGAGGATTAAATGGAACAACTGCTACTTTTAGTGGATTAGGTACATTTTACCAACTAACTATGACAGGTGCTACGGCAGGTAGAATATTTTATGCTCAAACAGGCGGTGTTGTAAGTCAATCAGGTAATTTAAACTGGAATGAAACTAATGGAATGTTAGGAGTAGGAACACCTAATCCAACTGCGGTTATAACTGCTTTTTCTAATAATGCTGCAACACAATTTAAGGCTTCTGGTAATGCTCCTGCATTTACCTTTAGTGAATCATTAACTACATCAACTCGTGCTTGTGTGTTTGGTTTAGCAACGGCAGCAAATCAATTCATTACAGGAACGGCTGCTGGAGATATGGCTATTGCCAATCAATCAACAACTGCTGGTGCTATTGTATTTGGTACAGGAACGGCAGAGAAAATGAGAATGAGTCCATCTGGTAGATTCTTAGTAGGTACAAGTGTTGATAGTGGTGCTTTATTTCAAGTAGCTGGTGCTGCTACATTCTCAAGTAGTGTAACGGCTGGTGTATTAAGTAGAATAGGAGATGTATTTATAGGTGGTAGAAGTGGAACATACGCATCTTATACAGATGGTGTATTTGGCGATAATTTACACTTAGGAGCAACCGGAGCAACCGGAGCAGTTTATATTAATACTGCATTAAGTAGAA